GGAATTTCTTTAAACCCATAATCCTCAAAATAGTCACTGAATATATCATTCATGTGCCTAATATCTTGGTAATCTTTATCTACTAGAGAATCTCTCAGGATAATATCAAGTTCAAACCTATAAAAGTCCTGAACTAAGTTATAACAGTCATAGATAAACCATTGAAAAGGTCTGCCAATATAGTTATTATCGGGTATTCTAGGAAACTGAACTGGGTCTGTGACTGTTAAACTCTCACAACCAACAATTAACCAAGGTAAACCAGTTTTCTTCTGATTAACATAGTCAGCATAACTAGGGGTTCTTAAATCGAATAGTTCTTGCTTTTTCAAAGCTCTAGTATGTGAGTGAACGACCGCTATAGCCTTGCTAAACCATCTAGCATAGTCTATACTATCTATTCTAAATGACTTTTCCGGTTCCTCAGCAGTATTCTTTACAGGAATAAAGTCATCTTCAGTTAGAAAACCGCACATTTCCTGCGGATAACAGTTTAATGTATGTTCTCTAATCTTCTCAGACTGTTTAAAAGTCAACTCTATTCTATCTGACATTTTTATTAATCCCAAGTCCAGGAAAGTCTTTCTTTAACATCTGCCGTTTAGGAAGGAAAGCTCTTTCTTTATCTCTGAAATCCCTTAACTCAAAGGATAATGTAGTTCTATTATGAGAAGTCTTTTTAGCTATAAAGTATTTCAATGGCGGCAGCGATACTTTACTAGAGGAATTCAAATAAGGTGTAAATGTTCTAATATAAGTAACAGTAGCACCTATAATATCCCCGTAGGCAAAAGCTAACTGGCCGATATACTTATTAACGTTAGCTATTACTAGCTTTGGTCTTGGAGGCGCACCATCAGAAGAAAAAGATACTTCAGAAATCTGTATAGGATAAGGAACGTAGTCGTTACCACCAAAACTAACAGCTTTTATATTAGCTAAATCCGTAGAGTCAGTCATAGTAGCTACTCTAAATACATTACCAGCAAGAGCAGGAACATTAGTAGAGGTTAAATCTATCTCAAATAACTCTACTAAGGCTGGAACTTCTGATTTTAGGACATCTTGATTAATAGTCATATGTCGAAGACCTGAACTAACTTACAAGAAATAGAAAATACGCCATTTCTATTTAAAGTTTTTCTGGAATACCCTTCATTAGTGATTCTGAATTTCAATTGTACTGTTTCATTAGTAGGAGCCCAAGTTAGTATTCCCCAAGAACCAACACTATCTAGTACAGACTCTACAGTATCTCTTTCAGCTAATGTTAAAGCGCCCCATTCAATAGACCATGAAGCTATTTTAACATTAATACCATTAGGTGCTATCTGTTGATAACCATCCCCAAACTGGGAGGAGATGGCTCTGAAACTAACAGACTTATCACTTGAAAGTGCTATTTTATTAGGTAAAGGCAAAGCTGTTGTAGTCATGTCTTATCCAAATTTAGTAGTTCTGTTAAGTGAATTGCCTGGTCTAGCTGCTAATCCGATTTCTTGTTTAGCTATAGTTCTCATCATAGCTTCTGCAATTTTCTGTCCTGTATCTGCGGGCTTTTCGTCCTTAGAACTTTGAACAGTAACTGCTATATTATACACATTACCGCTCGATTGTCCAGTACTATCAGCAATTACACCGAGTTTACCTTTAGAATTTCTGGTCAAAGGTAAAATAGCTTCTGGCCCATCCTCACCCATTAAACCAGTACCTTTAGCAAATGGGAAAATAGTAGGTTTAGATACTACTGAACCTGAGTAAGCTGAGATACCTGGGCCTGAGAATACACCACCATTAGCAGCTTGGCGTATAATTCCTGTACCCATAGTAGCAGCAGTAGCTCCGCTAATAGAACTACTAAATAGCCCCATAAAACCACTACCAATATTAGATAAAGCTGGTGTAATAAAACTACTTAGTAAAGTTTCAGCCATTTTCTGAGCTAAAATTCTCTGAATACTGCCAATCATGGAAGTAGCAAAGTTAGAGAAAGCTTTACTAGCTGAGTCAGTGCCAGCTATAAATCCAGTAAAAGCATTAGAGAAAGAATCATTAAATGCTTTGCTCATTTGTTCTGCTATATAGCCAGATTTTCCTTTCAAATCTTCTAAGATTTCTTTGGTTTTAGCTACTTCTTTTTTAGCATTATCGGAAAGTGAAATTCCAGTACCTTGAGAACTTAATATCTCCTTCTGTTTTTCTGCTATTTCAGCCATGCCAGCTTTATATTTAGCTAAGGCTTCATCAGAAGCAGTACCCCAAATATCAGGAAATCCAGCAGTAGTTCTATCAGCTATTCTTTGAATAGTAGCGTCATATTCAGCAGCTAAAGCATTTCTCTTAGTAGCCAAGTCATTTAACTGCTCGTCAATAACGGCACTATCTTTTAAGGAGTATAACTGTTTTAATCTACTAGCAGCTAATTCATTACCTTTATCGGCAGCAATAGATAATTGTAAAATGTAAGCCCCATTAGTAGCTAAGAATTTCTGTTCAGCAGCATCGGCTGCTTCTACTGTGCTAATGGTAGTTCCAAAAGTCTTAGCATACTCAGCATTTATATTAGCTAGAATATTTGCATACTCTCTTTCAGCTGTAGTTTTTTCTTGTAAAGTCTTAGTAGCAAGTTTATTAGCATCAGTTTCAGCTTTAATTAACTCACCATTTAACTTTTGAATCTTAACTTTATCTTTTTGAGCATAGGCTAACTGTAACTCTTGATTTAACATCTCTTTCTGAACAGCTAAATCAGTTTCCTGTAACTGCATCTTTTGAGAGAAATAAGTCTCAATAGACATAGCATTTTGCTGATATAGAATATCTATATTAGTTAAAGCCATAGATACACTATTCTGTAATTCTAAAGCTGTATTTTTAGCATCTTCAAGAGAAGCTTTATAAGCCTCTGATATTTCCGGAGTAGTTACTTTCTTATTAGCATCTTTTATTAATTTAGCTTTTTGTGTATCTAAATCAGCCAAAAACTGGTTTAATTTGGAAAGTTTATCGGCAGCGTATATCTTCTGGTCTTCAGTCCCAGAGATTGCTAAAGCTTCTAATGACTTTATTTCTTTTTTAGCCGCTTCTATTTTATCTCCATAAGTATTAGTAAACTCTTGTATAGCCCCTTCAGTTGTCTTGCCTTGTGCTTTCAAGGCATTTTCCCTAGCTTTAGCTATATCGGCTTCTAAGTTTACGCCATTCAGAACTATGGCTTTTCTAGCCTCTTCATCAGCTTTTAAAATCTCTAACCTAGAAGCGTCTATTGTTTTTGTTATAAGTTCTTTCTGAAAAGATATAGCTTTATTAAGGTCTTCTAAAGCTGCTTCTTTAGCTATGGTTCCTCTCTCTTCCCCAACATAAACTATAGAAGCTTCTGTTGAATTTACCCTACCCAGTTCTTTTTTTAACTCAGCTAATTGTTTTCTCGCATCCTGAACAGACTTAGAAGCTTCTACTCTAATTTCTAATGGTTTAGCTGTATCACTAAGAGTTTTTTGGTCTGTAAATTCCTTCTGTCTAGCAATAGCTTGCTCATAAATGGAAGCTTGTTCTCTACCTATATTAAGTAAAGCAGTAGCCGCAGTACCTATAGCAGTAAGAACAGCATTACCACCTAATGATAGTAAGGACATTTTTAAAGCTTTAGAATTGCTTATAGCCTTCATTATAGCAACAATTAGGACACTTTCTATAACATAGGAAACTTGCTTTAGGGTTTCACCGAAATTATTAGCACCTGTCACAGCACCTGTAAGTGTATTTGCTATATCTGTTATTAACTTAACAGCATCATTCAAAGCACCAGATGAGGTATTATAAATAGCTTCCCCTAACAAAGTGAAACTATTTTGCATACGCCCTACATTTGCATTAAAACCCTGACTAGCTACAGCAAAAGAAGCAGCAAATCTATCCTTTAAGAATATAGTGAAATTAAGCATAGTATCTTGTGCAAATACTGTACCTTGTTTCATTGCTTGCACTAATTCCTGTGTACTTTTATAAGCTGAAGCATTAGCTTTTTGAAATGAAGCAAAAGCACCTGGGAGTAAGTTACCTAACTGTTTGACCAACTCCTCTGACTGTACTTTAGACTTATTAAATATCTGTGCTAAAGCATTAAAAATATGTGTTGCTTGGTCGGTTGACAGGTGTAAGGCAGTTATCACCGTATTCATATTAGTGAACATCTGCCAAGTCTCTTTTAAAGATACGCCTGATAAACTTGTAGAAGCTTGAAAATTTCTAAAAGATTCTCTTAAAGAGTTAATACCAATACCTGTTCTAGTTGCCTCCTCATTTAAAGCTGCTAAAGCTGAGCCCATCCCTGCTTCAGAACCAATGGTAGACATTAAACTAGCTTTAGTAGACTCTAACTCTATCCCAATCTTGGGAATTGCTTGTAAAGAGTTTAATACTGTATTTATACTTGCATTATAAATTCTATATATACCAATAACTTCTAGGATATGTGTGCCTAGACTTCTATGGCTTTTACTAGTCTCTTCTATAGCAGCTTTATTCTTTTTTAATGCCTCAGTATTAGTTTTTACAGCAGGTGTCACGACAGTATTAAAACTATCAGCCCACTCTTTATTAGCTTTAGCTCTTCTATTTAAGAAAGCTCTAGTTTCTGCTTCTTGTAAGATTTGCGCTCTATTATCAGAAACTGCTTGTTCTGCTTCTCTTTTACCACCAACAGTACCCATAGAAAAAGGAGTATAACCTCTAGTTTCTGTAGGTTTTAGCGCATTAATACCAGCACCTAAAGTTTCACCCCATTTAATAGCTTGTAAATCTTCCAAAGCTTTTTTATAATCCCTAGCAGCTTTAGTGGTATTATATAAAGCTAATCCGTGATTTTGGATACCTTTAGCAATAAGTTCATTACCTGAAGTTATCTTATCTTGTAATGTTTTCCAAGTTTGACCCAATTTCTTAGTAGCTTTTTCTAAAGCTGTCATGCCTTTTTCTTGCTCATTAACAGCTTTTACTAGACTTACAGCCCCAGTAACATCGGCTTGAAGTTTAACTTTCAGTATCTGTTCTGCCATTTTCTTTCTCTTCTAAGATAATGTTAAGGTATCCGCTATGAATATACGGTATTTCAGATAAAGCACTTTCCATAGATACTTTATTCTCTTTAATCAGTTCTATAAGAATGGCTGAGTCAAGTGCATAGTATTCAGATAAATAGTTTCTAGCAATCTTGTAAATCTTGAAGATAACTTCTTTAGTGTCCCAGAGATAAAAAACATCTTCTTCATGGATTTCTTCCTCAACTTCTGTAGTATCTTGTGTAAGTCCAGGAAAAGCAGCTAGTAAAGAATTTACCTTTGCATTACTATCTGCTACTTCCTGTTCATATTTTGCTAATTCAACTATCTTTCCTAAGTACTCGCCAGCCTCTATTAGTTTTTTACTTCTGCTTCACTATAATCGCTATTCAGTAAAGCTTTCTGCAAGGCAGTAATTAGAGAAAGTCTGTAAGGAGCAGAACCCAGATACATATCTAGGAGGACGGCTAGACATTCATCTGCTGTCTCCCACAGACTTTCATTCGGTTTAACTGTTCTAGTATCTGCAACAGATAACTCTTTAGAGTTGCCGTTTTCGTCTTCTAAATCCAGTTTAATCTGTTTCAAGAATACAATTTCATTCTTGATAAAGGTATTTAGTTCTTTAGAATCTAAAGTAGTTTCTTTTGAAACAGATTCAAAGATATTCTGTAATTGCTCTAATTTCACTTGAGCAGTTGCTAAGTCATAGCGTTTGAAACCTACTGTGAATGAGTCTTTATTACCCGCAGCATCTTTAGCAGATACTTTAAGTTCAATAGTAGGAGTTTGAAGTTTAATAAATAATTTTACGGCCATTAGATTGTCCTCTAATAATTAAAAAGAGGGAAGATTGGAGATGTTCCAACCTTCCCGAAGGGAGATTACTCGAAAATGATATAGCTTTTGCCTGTATTTCTCATAGATACGTCTTTACCAAAGTAAGTACCAATTTTGGTATCTTTAGTATTGGTAAGTTCTAATCTATCCCATACATAACTGATATATTTACCTGCGGCAGTACCAAATTTAATCTTAACGCCAAAGAACTGTTCAATGTTAGCTTCTGGGTCAAAGTTAGTAGTACCTGCTTTATCTTCCAGCATGGTAACAGTAACGTCAGTAGGAGTTGCACCTTTAGCAAAACCTTCTTCAGCACCTGTTAAATAACGGGTCAAGTCAAAACCAAAGAAGTTAGGAGCTGAACAGTTACCATAAGAGAAAGTTTTAGCAATTGGGCCTACTGTTAAAGTAATAGTACCTGTAGGAGCCGCACTAGCAATAGCAACTTTAGTTTGGTAATGTAATACTGCGCCAGTACCTGTACCAATGATGGTAGCTAGGAAAGTACCATTATAAGCAGCATCAGAAGCACCTGCAACTGTGATAAAGCGAATATCACCAGCAACAGAACCTGTTAGTGCTGGCGCTAAAGCAGTAGCACAAGACAAAGTAGCTAATTTCTTACCAATAGTACCAGCTAATGTGAGTGTACCGCCAGTTGTAGCTGTAAAAGTACCGGTCATAGGAGCTACTAAAGCAGATACGATGGTTTCTTTTCTAATAGCAGCAGCTAACTGTGCTGTTTGGTTTACGAAATCAGGGATAACACGAGTTACAGTAGCAGGGTCAGTAAAAGCACCTTTGAAGTTAAACTTTAAAGAAGGTACTTCGCTGATGTTAGCTGTCAAATCCATCATACCACGACAACCTAACATCTTAACTAACTTATCATTAGCCGCATCATCTGGAGATGATTTGCGAATGTCAATAGAAATTGTAGAGTTACTTGTACTGTTGTTATCAACAATAACTGTACCCGCTGGATAAGAACCTACCGCAGCTGTGAATACAGAAACTGCACCGCCACAAGCTTGATAAAGTTCTGAGAAAGGAGCCGCATCAGCAGCTAAAGAGCCACTTAAAGCGCCTAATACTTGTTGTGGTGTATCTAAATTAATATCACCATATTCGTCTTTTAAGTAAGTAGTTTCTTCACGGAATAGAGAATCACCGATAAAAGTGATAGCATTAGTTTCGCGTGTGATACCACCGTCAATAGCAGTAGCAGCAACAGCATCAGTACCTACAGGCGCTACATAAGTACCTTCAGTTACTTCTTTAGTTGCTAATAAAGCTATATTCTTTTCATGGAATTTTACATAGGGCATTATTCTGTTACCTCTTTAGTTGCTGTAGAGTCCACTACAGGTTTTTGTTCAATTACTTGTTCTACTTGAACAGCTACTTCATTTTCTAAACCAATCTTAGTATCTGGTTCTTCTTTGTAGTTGCTGCCACCACCATAATAGCCACTAGCCATAATTACCTCATTAATTAAAAAGTTACTTCAAGTGTTGGAAAACCTATTTTCCATCTATCTAACCACCAGAGATTACCGTTAGCTAAACCCATAACACCACCTTGGGAATAAGTAAAACCAGAATGGTATTGCTCTAATGGTTCTGGGTTCCAAGTTATTAACTTAGTGTAGATAGTCTTCCAAATAGTAGGTAGGTCTGAACTTTTACAAACTATCTGAATATCAAAACTTTGTACTAAGTTCTCGCCATGAGTGTTAAAGAGTGTATGTTCTATAGGGGCTGATGGATTCTTAGAATCTATACTAGCATAGCCGATATAGATAATTGGTAAATCAATTAATTCCTGTAACTCAGGCTCTCTAACTCTTGCAAGTTCTACCGTGTAATTAGTTTCAGCTTTAAGTTTTGTTATCAGTACTTGAACATCAATCATAAAGCTTCCTTGGAAACAAAAATTACATTTAACTTTGACCAGCCAGTTAAATCTGGGATTGGAGGTCTGTCTAGGCTAAAAGTATATCTATAAGTAGTATCTTCGATATAAAAAGTCATATCTACTATGAGAGAATTTTCATAACAGTCTAAAGTAGAGACTTGGAAAGCAAATTCTTGTCTTTCTACTTCGTAAAGAGTACTTTCACCTTTATATAAGACTTGAGTTTGAAAACCAGGAATACCATAGATTTCAAAGTTATCAAAATATAACTTAGTACCGCAAATTTCTAAAGTTTCTGCTATGGGTTCTACCATGGTTCTAGGTTCCTTACAACGTGGTCTGCAAAAGTATCTCTAAACTTGATTAAGTAAGGGTCTTTCTCATAAACCGAATTAGCCATTTGAGATAAGCTAGGGCCGAATAGAATACCCATTAAATCACGTTTACCTTTTAAATTAGTAGGACTTGGCTCATCTATCCAAGTATTACTAACATGACGCTTCATTAGGTAAACTTTATTGTCTCTTGGTAATTCACCATAGAAGGCTTTATCTAATGTAGTTGGGCTTCCGTTTCTTTTAACCCTAACAGCTAACTGTTGATTAGGTTTCTTTCTTTTTAATCTACCTTTTATAGCTGGAAATTCTTTATAACCAAATCTATTAGGAGCTAGGAAAGAAGAATTAGCAGGAACTAGAGTTTTAGTTACTGGAAATTCCTGTAATAGAATTGGCATAAAGTTATATTCTAAGCCAAATTCTATAAAGCCGACCCCTCTTTTAAAATCAGAAGTAGTTCGTGAGTTTAAAACAGAGTTCAAACTTCTGCGAGTAGCATAGGTTTTACTTACTCGATTATTTAATACATTATGTAACTGTAAAGCAGTTGTCCCTACGGCTTTCACTAGCTTTTTCTCGATAGTACCAGAGCTAAGTCTTTCTCTTAGTTCGTCTAGTCCTTCAATAGAAGCTGTAAATGCCATAGGGACTTCCTTATATTACATTACTTTCCAACTGACAGTGGAATTAATCTTGCTATGCAAGAACAGTGGAGCAGATTGTCCTTGCAACCAAGGAGTACCAAACTCATCCTCTACCCAAGAGTTCCAGAACATTTCACTAGCTACGAAGTCAGCAGCACCATGTTGGATAGCACCATAAGCTTGGACACCGAAGTTAGAAGCAGGAACCATAACTACCCAACCATCAGGAATAAACTTAGTTAAAGAACTAGCCGCAGAAGTATTACCTTGATAAGCTGCATTGTATGTCCAGATAGGCACACCAGCGATAGTACCACGCAATTTCAAACCTTCTTTAGATTGTTGTTGTGGCAACAAGTCAACTAAGAAAGAAGAAGTAGTAGTAATCAAAGTGCTGATAACTGTAGAGAAAGAAGCATCTTTCTTAACTTGTTCCCAAGCGTTATCTGACATATAGATTTTG